CGGAGTCGATTGACACAAGTTTGACACAAATCGGGAATCAAAAAATTGACGCACTGTAAACCGTTGAATTATTGTCCCCATCGTCTAGCCTGGCCCAGGACACCGGCCTTTCACGCCGGCGACATATTCAACACCCGTTGAGCCATCCAACATCTTTACAATAAGTTACGGCCTTCGTCAATTTTCTGACCCCCCAAAAAAGCTGACACAAATCTGACACAAAAAAATAAATGATCAAACTTGTACTGTGTTTCGTTTTAATAACTCAAGTGGGTTGTTCTTTCGTCGTCACTACGGCGGGTTCTTTCCTGGGTAATCTTGGAGCAGACTTAGTCGAGGCAAAGATGGAAGAGACGGGCATTGATCCAGAGCAAGAATTTATAGGCGAATGTTTACAGGAGAACTACTTATGAAATGTGAACGATGTCAGAACACCGAGCCGTCATCCTTCGTTGAGGCGTATGGAAAAATTGTTTGTAATGTTTGCAAGTCTGTTGTTGAGGAGTGTTGCCAGGGGCAACAGATCACGGGAGGGGCTCCGCCGGATCCGTGTGACCGCTACGATGACGACGTGCCTAACTAACGAGAGGTAAAAATGTCTTTCGAAACCATCTCTAAAAAATTACACTCCCTGGTTACGGTTGAAGATTTTGATGAGGGTTCAGTACTGAGACTAATAGCAGACCGTGCCGGTGTTCAGTTGGCCCTGGAAGTGGCAATTGAGTTTGGTGGCAAACGTGCCGACGCATACATCAAAACATACAACTGGTCGATAAGAAATGCAGAGGATCGTCTGAAGGGGGTTGACTGGTCCGAATGGGTGGACCGAGAAGTGGCAAAACAAACGGTGAAAAATGAAAATCAAATCGAAGCTCAAAAAACTGAAGAGGGGGCAGGTCGTCCGGGTTCACTGGATTGATGCCGGGGATCTTGATGGTGTAGGTGGGTGGTTCTCTGACGGCACCAAAGTGTTCCAGGAGATTCCGGTCGAAACCATTTCTTTTTATTTTGGGCACGGCAAAGAGAATTTATTTTTAGTTAGAGACATCGAAAGCCAGGACCGTGACGAACCTTACTACAATGGTCCTTGTATCATTCCTATCGGTTGTATCAAGGCAATCGAAGCGGTTTCCTAATGGATAGACGATTCGAAAGAAAGGGACGATATGAAAAACTCTTTTCAGCCCAAGATGTCCCTTGTGGTGCCTAACACACAATTCATAAAAAAATAACCACACGAACCGATTATTTCATTTCGCCTTTTATTGTAATTTAGTAACCAGTTACTTTTATTTGTAACTCAGTTACTCCAGTTACAAAATAAATTTGAATTTTTTCTCTAATGATCCCAAAGAGTTAGCTGACGCTTCTGTTTTTTTTGTAACTGAGAGGCCCCAGTTACGGCAGTTACAAAATAAATTACGACAAATTTCCAGAATAAAAATGTCTTATTTTATTTGTCAACTTTCAAGGGACGTTATGGATTGAAAATCCTTTTTCATATCGTCCCCTGGGTGACTTGGAATTCTTCCCTCATCCTTTACCCCCATCCGTTCCCTCCCCGATTCTTTGCTCCCTCTCGGTGTAAAAGTTAAAATAGACGTTAGTTTTTAGGAGTCTGTATGCAAGTAGACAAGCTGGTCGTCCATTGTTCGGACAGTGATTTTGGGACGGTGGACGACATAGACCGGTGGCATAAGGAACGCGGTTGGAAGGGTGTTGGTTATCACTTTGTTATTACAAACGGTGTTTCTGCTTCCGGCAAGTGCTACTACCAGAAGCATGACGGCATTGTCCAGCCGGGCCGTGCGGTTACTAAGACCGGGGCCCATTGCCGTGGGCACAATACGACGAGCCTGGGGATTTGTTTGATTGGTAAGGAACATTTCAGTGATGCACAGAGGATTGCATTGTTGGGTTTAACCCTGGATCTTTGTGGGGCCCATTCCCTGGGGGCTGACCGTGTTTTTGGTCACTACGAATTTAATGATGGTAAGAGTTGTCCGAACATGAACATGGCCGTGTTCCGGGACGATTTAAATTTTCGGCTTCAACGAATGAAAACAAAGGAGAACTAAAATGGTTGATTGGTTTATGGCACAACCCTGGTATGCCCAGGCCGGTGAGATGGTTTTGTTTGCAAACACCATGACGATGTCAATGCCGACCCGGTGGCGAGACAATGTCATCATGGACTTTGTGAGTCGGATCCTGAATTTCATGGCCGGCAATGTATTTCATAATAGAAACATGGACGATCCCGAATGATTTGGGCCGTGGTTGGTGGGGTATTGCTTGTGATGATTGGTTTGGCTTACCGGGCGATTTATGGTAGCGGGGTCCTGAAAGAAAAACTAAGGATGAACAGCCAGGTGATGAGAAAACTTCGCAAGATCAACCGGAACAACCTGGAGATTGATGCGGAGACGGACCGTCTGATCAATAACAACGGACATCCGGACAGGGTGAAACACCCCTGGATCAGGAGAAAGTAAACGTGTGGCTCCTGGTTCTGGTTGTCATGTCTCAGCCATATGTTATTGAGAGGGCAGAGGTATTGCGAACCTACCCGAGTGAGCAAGCCTGCTTGGATGATCATAAGAAATGGATTAAGCAGATACCCCCTAAGAGCAATCTCGGGTGTTTGCCGTTAAGGGGGGTCAAACACACATGAAAGCAAAATTATTAACTTATCTTATGGTGTTGTTCGTGGGGGGGTGTGCCGGGTTTGCTTTTTCAGGGGGCCCTTTTCCGATTCATACAATACCGAAGTGGCCACAGCCTGATTGGGCCAGGCCGATAGCTGGACTAAACTGTATCAATGATCGGGACTACGACGCTATGAGGAAGTATACGTTAAACATGGAGGGCGTGGTCCTGAAATACCAGAAAGCCTTTGAGGTAATCAATGGTGGTTCTTCGTAATTTATTTATCTCCCTCCTGTTGGCCTTGTCTATAGCGGGGCCGGCAGTTGTTTCCTCCAGTCCCTCGGTATGGGCGTCGGAACCTGTACCGGGGGCTCCTTTTAACCTGGAGACTGTGATGGAATGGGAGCCATTGAGGAACCGAACCTTGCTGGTGGTATCGGGGGGTTATGAATATATTTTTACTATCCTTCATTCTATGGTTGCACCGGAGTGTTCGTCGGTGAAGCAGGATAAGGTCGGGGAGATTTCCTGGGTGACACATATCGGTTATATGCCGACGCGGTATTTTACCCAGGGGGCTCCTATCATGGTCCGGAGAGTTGGGGTGGAGGATTGGGATTTTATAGGTGGAAGAACCTGGGACCCGATGTGTGGAGTCCCGGGGTGTAGAAAGAAGGAGCGGTGATGTCTATCAACAATGGAAACGGCAAGCCTACGTCCCTTTACCCGGTGGTGAAGAAGCCTAACAACGAAGTCCGAAAGCCCGGGGCCAGGAGCCGGCTGAGTGAAAATTTTCTGTACGACATTCTTGATGACTGGGAACAGTTTGGTCCCAAGGCCATCGAGTTGTTACGGGTCAAGAAACCTTACGAGTATGTTCGAATCGTTTCGACACTTTTACCGAAGGAGTACAAGGCCGAGGTGTCTACGAGTTTACTGGATGCATTAACAGGTGTAGAGGCAGATGTTAGAGCAGAAGAAAATAAAAAAGCTAAGACAGGATCCCGTTCTGTTCGTAAAGACGATCCTAAAGGCAACCCCGGAGAAGTGGCAGGCTGAAGCCTTAAAGGCCATCGTGGACCATGATCGAATTTCGATCAAGTCAGGACATGGCGTGGGTAAGAGTACGTTCTTGTCCTGGTGTATCCTGTGGTATTTACTGACCCGTTACCCGGCCAAGATTGCCTGCACTGCACCGACTGCACACCAACTTAGTGATGTTCTATGGGGAGAGCTTAGTAAGTGGTACCGCAAACTTCCCGACTATTTCCAGGAGGCCTTGATCTTAAAATCCGACCGTTTGGAGTTGGCAGAGTCCCCGGCATCTTCTTTCTGTGTTGCGAGAACGGCCCGGCGAGAGAGTCCGGAGGCCTTCCAGGGTTTTCATAGTGAAAATATGTTGTTCCTGGTAGATGAGGCATCTGGTGTGGATGAAAATATTTTTGTGGTCGGGGCTGGTTCCATGTCTAGTAAGGGGTCCAAGACCGTTTTATGTGGCAATCCTACCCGGACGTCCGGTTACTTTTACGATAGCCATAGAAAAGATAGAGCCCATTGGAAAAGGTTTACGGTTAGCTGTGCCGATTCGAGCCAGGTAACCCAGGACTATATTGATGAGATGCGTGACAAGTATTCGGACACCAGTAGCATTTATGCTGTTCGAGTTTTAGGAAACTTTCCAGAATCCGATGATGAATCCGTCATTGGTTTGGCATTGATAGAGTCCGCCGTCAATCGGGACGTGACACCTAATCCAAATGCTCCGGTCGTGTGGGGTCTTGATCCTGCAAGATTTGGTTCAGACAGGACAGCACTTTGCAAGGTGAAAGGAAATATTATCCTCGAGCCTATCAAGACCTGGAGAAATAAAGATTTAATGCAGACCTGTGGTTTGGTATTGGCCGAGTACGAAAAAATGACGGACGATGAAAAACCGGCAGAGATTATCGTGGATTCCATAGGGTTAGGTGCCGGTGTTGTGGACCGTATGATGGAGATAGGTTTACCGGTCCGGGGCTTGAATGTCGGGGAATCTCCAAGTGTGGATGATAAGACCTATATGAGACGACGCGATGAATTATGGTTCAAGGCAAAGGAGTGGTTCCAGGATCTTTCGGTAAGTATGCCGGACGATCAGGAGTTGGTAGCCGAGTTGGCATCACCGAAGTATAGCTATACCAGTTCCGGTCGGTTGAAGGTTGAAGGAAAAGACGAAATGAAAAAACGTGGTATCTCTTCCCCGGATAAAGCGGATGCTTTTTGTCTCTGCCTTGGACATGAACAGGCTTATGCAAAAGGCTATTCATTCACGAAGGAAATTAATTATCCAGAGGTTGCAATCGTATAAAGATTATTGAACCTATAAAAAAGTAAAACAAGTGGCCACTCCGAAGGACGCCTCGACGTTATCCACATTATCGAGGTGTTTGAATGGCTACCAGGATGGACGACAGTAAACTCAGGGCAATCATAGACCATGAGTTGAACCAGGCAATCAACTACGGCGGGGAGTTATCCGACCAGAGACGCAAGTCCCTGGAATATTATTACGGGGAACAGTTTGGTAACGAGGTCGAGGGACGGTCCTCCGTCGTATCCACCGATGTTGCCGACGTTATCGAATGGACACTTCCATCACTTCTCAAGGTGTTCACCAGTGGCGACCGTGTTGGACGTTTCGATCCCCAGGGGCCGGAGGATACCGAGTCCGCCGAGCAGGCCACGGATTATTGTAATTATATTTTCTTTAGAGACAACCCCGGGTTTCAGGTTTTGTATGACGCATTCAAGGATGCATTGATACAGAAGACCGGGATTTTCAAGGTGTACTGGGAAGAGAACGATAAAGAGGAACGTGAAGAATATACGGGGTTAACTGATGATGAGTTTAATGGATTGGTTACATCCGATGAGGTAGAGGTTTTAGAACACACTTCTACTACGGTTGCGGTGGATATACAGAACGAGGAGATGAGCCCCGAGATTGATAGGGTTCAGCCTACTCTTCACGATGTTGCCTTGATGAGAAGGACCAAGGATGGGCGTGTCACGATTGAGGTGGTTCCTCCTGAAGAGTTCTATGTTTCCAGACAGTCGAGGTCCATGGAGGATGCAACTTTCGTAGCCCACCGTGTCAGGAAAACGGTTTCCGAGTTGACCGAGATGGGTGTAAAGAATGCCAATGAATTAGTCTCCGAGGACGACCAGCAATACAACGAGCAGACCCTGGCACGAAACGAGTTTGATGATGCCCTGGGTGCCGTAGAGAAACAATCCATAGACGAATCCACCCGTCAGGTATGGGTGAGTGAGTGTTACATGATGTGCGACTACGACGGTGATAACGTGGCCGAACTCCGGAAAGTCACGAAGGCCGGCAATAGGATTTTATTCAATGAACCTGTGGATCGCATACCTTTTACCACTATTTGCCCCATCCCGATGCCTCATAAGTTTTATGGTTTGAGTTTATCGGACACCGTCATGGACCTCCAGTTGATCAAGTCTACTCTTTGGAGAAACATTCTCGATAATATTTATGCATTGAACAATGGTCGATGGGGAGTGGTTGACGGCAAAGTGAACATGGACGATATGCTGACCTCGAGACCGGGTGGATTGGTCCGGGTGAGAGAGCCGGGTGCCGTGTTCAGACTGGACACTCCGGACATTGGCAAGGCCCCCTATGAGATGTTGGGCTACTGTGACCAGGTGAAGGATGCCCGAACAGGTGTCACAAAGTTCAACCAGGGTCTGGATCCTAACGTACTTCAAAGTACCACGGCCACGGCATATATGCAACAGATGCAGTCCTCCGGGGCAAGGCTTGAAACCATTGCCAGGATTTTTGCAGAGACCGGTGTGAAGACGATGTTCGAAATGATTTACGAATTGGTTCAGAAACATCAGCAGAAACCCAGGGTCATACGTTTAAGGAATGAATGGGTCGAGGTGGATCCAACCCAATGGCAGACCAAGGCCGACATGATGGCCACGGTGGGGCTCGGGTTCGGTAACCGCGACCAGAACCTGGCTTACTTGAATATGTTCGGACAGCATATACAGAGTGTGGTTCAGCAGGGAGGCATGGGTAAGTTGGTCACTCCTAAAAATATTTATAATCTCCTGGCCGAGGGTGCCAAGAATATGGGCATCAAGAATGTTGAGGATTTTGTGACGAACCCGGATAACCCTGATGAATCGGGTATGCCACAGCAGGAGGCTCCGGATCCGGAAACATTGAAGGCCCAGGTCGAGATGAGCAAGTTGCAATTAGATCAGCAGAAGATTCAGTTAGACATGGCCAAACTTCAACTTGAAAAACAAAAGATGGATTTTGATGCACAGAAGCTACAGGCAGAGATGGTGATGCAGGATAAAGAAAACCAAATGAAAACAGCAGAACTGCAAATGGAAGCCTATGCAGGGCGACCTGTTAAATTAGGATAGTATTTATGACAGTATACGGATACAGACCTCCAGAAAAAGAGATCCCTTGGTTTGGTGAAGGTGGCACGGTCCCGACCGTATTGGGCCAGGTTGGGGGGCATTTAAAATCCTGGTTTGTGGATCCACTTGAACCTTTGTATCAGGGCCTTCTAAACGCGAACCGTCCACCAGAGGAAAGGGTGAATCAATACCCTGGTCTTGGACATGATTTGGGCTTACCTGTTGATCGTTATGGGAAGCCAATAGACCAAACACAGCCTGTTTTGATAGGCGATGACCCTTATCGTGGTTCCAGTGAGTTGTCGTGGCGACCAGAAAATAAAGGACTATCGGATCTAGGGCTCGATGCATTGGGTGGTGTCGGTGGCCTGAGTGAGTTGACCCCTTTTGGTGTACTTGGACCGGTTCTCGGTAATATTAGACGTGTAAAAAGTGGTTTAAAACTTGGTCAATATGTTGGTGCCCCGACTGGGGTAGATGCCCCTGGTAAATTGGCGGGGCTGACCAGAAGGACGCAGAATTTAGCACAGGAAGGGGTGGCCGGTCGATTCTGGTATGAAGATGCCGGAAAAGATATTTTGAATATATTTCAAGGCAATGTAGACGAAGCTGATAAATTTGTTCAGTTTTTAGCAACAACGTCTGCCGGGACAGGGGTCAAACCTAACGTGTTCCATGCTTTAAGGCAGTGGAATCAGTTTAAAGATTTGGGAATGAGGGAGGTGCCTTCTAATTTGAGACCGGGAAGGTTCCCAACCATGATGTATGACAACTACAAAAAAGTTATTGGGGGTGACCCTAAATATACAGCCGGACTAAAAAGAGAGGCATTTTATTCCAACCTTATGCAAGAGATTGATCCTACCAGGGTGCCAAAGGATGCTGTGACGGTCGATATGTGGATTATGAGGGCATACGGTTACACCGATGATGTGCCTAGTGCTTCACAGTATGACTTCGTTCAACAAAATATTCAGAAGGTGGCTAAACAAATGGGATGGGAGCCCCACCAGGTACAGGCAGGAATGTGGGTAAATATTAAGGCAAGAATGGAATCAAAAGCTGTTCGGGAAATGGCACAGAAAGAGGCTGTTAGAAAAGGTGTCGGTCGATTAATCCCAAGAGTAAACAAACAAGGGACCACAACATCTTATAAATTTGAGGTTCTGGACGAAAAACAATTTGACAAAATCAAATTTAGTAATGCCATGAAATACAAGCCGGATCCCGGTGAGTTGGGAGATGCTTCCAGGCATTTTGGACACTTCTTGAAAGATAACGTGGCATATACTTCTTGGGAATCAGCCCCTTCACTTAACTCCAAGATATTTCCGGAATTTCATAATGCTCCATATGAAGTGAAAATGGAGTTCCATGAAGATATGCTGAAGGCACTGTCGCCCGATGGGAAAGATCCAATAGCAGAATTTCTTGGTATCCCCGCACCTGGTAATGGGGCGACGGGCCCAGGTCGTTACTTAGAGGAGATAGGTTCAGAGGAGGTATTAAGTCAGTCCCCGACAACAGTTCTTGGACACTTGGGTCCTTTAGGTCCTGGGGGTCAAAATCCTGCCAAAGTCTTAGGCCGTCGTCCGATGACTGATATTTCGGCAGGAAATATGATGGATGAGTACAATGCCATTCTGTTATCGCATACGAATCAAGATTCTTTGGGTTGGTACAGAACTTGGGACAACGTAACCTTTAAGGAGTCAAGTGCTATCCAGTTGGATTTTGGGCGACCTCTTACCCATAGCGAGGTAAATCAGGTTATGGAAGTCATGGAGTTGAACCCTTATTTGAAGGGGGAGGTATGGCAAGCCCCTAATCCTGACGGCAACGGAATCACTCTTTTCCATGGCCGAGAGCATGACCCGACTGCTTTTTTTGACAACACAGAATTTGCTCAAACAGTAATTAAATTAATGGAGGATAAAGTTGATATTGGGGACGCTGTTCGGTATACTAGGAAGGGACATAACGGTAGTTTAATAGGAGGAAAATATGGTAAAAATGTTGGAAGTATTCTCGACCGAACAAGACAACGATCCGACGGATACCAAGAATTATCGGATCTTCTCACCCAAGCCAGGGATGAGGTCTACGGGAGGTATCAAAAAAAATACGGGTGGACCGGATGGACACCAGGAAACACCACCAGTGCGTCCAGTGTTGGAGGACCCTCGGGGTCCAGAGTAACAACGGTACTGGGGCCAGAACTCCCACCAAACAGAGGTTTACTCGATGAGCGTTAACTTAACTAACGAAATTTCAAGAGGACAACAGGCCCGAGAGGTTATTGAGAATCCTCTATACCAGGAAGCGTTGTCAGCGATCAAGGATGGCTTGATGAATGCCTGGAATGATACACTCCCGGAGGAACAGCAACGACGAGAGGAGTGCTGGAGAAGTTTAAAGGTTTTAGGAACCCTGGAGAGAGAGTTAGCACACCACATGATGACGGGGCAGTTAGCGATTGAGCAAAGGGAACAGAATGCTAAAAATCCTAAAGTATCTTAGTGATATGATTCTTGCCGGGTTTTCAGGTAAATTCACAATTCACTGCCATGAGGGCAGGATTAAGAAAGTAACCCAGGAGACAATATTAAACCATAACAAGTAGTATTAAATAAAATTTAGCCGTAGAAATCGGCCACTCTAATAGAAGCCTCGATTGGATCAACCCTTATGGGAATCCGGTCGGGGCTTTTTTTTGTTTAATTTTAACTCAGGTGATTTATGTCAGAACAAGTGACCAACCCGGAGACGGGAGTCAACCCACAGCAGGACGGTAGTTTGGAATCCGCACAAAGTGCTTTGCTTGCCATGGACTCGGAGCCCGATGAATACAAGAAGCCTCGAGCAACCATGCCTGGAGAGCCGGTTGAGGAAGCTCCGGACGAACCGGAAGGAAAGGAAGAAGAAAACAGTGAGCAAGTAGAGACCGAGGCCGAAGAGGGCCCCGAGACTGAAGTTGAAGAGGAACAGCCAAGCTACACCGTGAAAGTAAACGGTCAAGAGCGTACTGTCACCCTTGAAGACTTGCAGTCCGGCTACCTTAAAGGACAGGACTACACTCAAAAAACACAAGAACTTGCTGAACAACGTCGGACTGTAGAAGAGGCACAGCAAACGATTCAGCAGGAACGTCAACTGTACGTCACCGCCCTGGAGCAAGCGTCAGCCAACAAGTCAAAACAGCTAGAGGAATACAACAAGCTGGACTGGGACGCACTGAGGGAGGAAGACCCCATGCTGTTCATGCAACGGAGAGATGAGCGTCGTGACCTGGAAACTTCTATTAAAGAGGACCAGTTAGCACAGCAACAGACTGTCCAGCAGATGCAACAGCATCAGGCCGAACAATTTCAAAGAGACGTTGAGACAGGCAAACAACAGCTTCTCGAGAAAATGCCGGACTGGGATGCCAAGGTTTCCAAGGCCGTCCGGGAGTATGGCCAATCGTTAGGTTTCACCGACCAGGAATTATCCAACTTAACGGATCACCGGTCGATGATGGTTCTAAGGGATGCCATGCGGTACCGGAACATCCAGAAAACGAAGCCCGGAGAGAAGAAGGTTAAGAACGTACCCAAGTACGTTAAATCCGGAACCAGTAGAGGCAAGGCAGAGGTGTCAGGTGATAAACGTGCAGAGAAAATGAAACAGTTACGGAAAACCGGGTCATTGAGTGATGCCGGATCCGTACTTTATGATCTCTTGTGACGAGGCACGTCCTTGTTATTTAAAGGAATTTAATTATGGCACAACCAACCAACACTTTTGATACATATGACGCGGTCGGGCAGAAGGAAGACCTGACAGACGTCATCTATAATATCAGTCCTTCGGATTGTCCTTTTATTTCGATGATCGGCAGGACGACAGCTAAAAACACATTGCACGAATGGCAGACAGATTCGCTCGCCAGTGTAGATTCTTCCAATGCACAGATTGACGGTGATGATGCATCAGGTACCTCTATCTCTGCAACCACACGGGTAAACAACAGATGTCAGATTTCCCGTAAGGTTGTTGTGATTTCCGGTTCTGCTGAAGCTACCGATAAGGCCGGTCGTAAATCAGAAATGGCTTACAACCTGGCCAAGAAAGCAAAAGAACTCAAGCGTGACATGGAGTCTATTGTTTGCGGTAAACAGCAGGAAGCTACGGGCAGTGCCTCTGTTGCCAGAACAACCCGGGCTCTCGAGTCCTGGATTGTGACTAACAAGGGTCATGGCACCAGTGGAGCCACGACTTCAGCCGGTGCGGTGACCGACGGAACACAGCGAAGTGCAACAGAAGCCTTGTTGAAGGCTCAGTTGCAAACAATATATACGGCAGGTGGGGAACCAACCACAATTATGGTAGGTCCTTCGAATAAACAGACTTTTTCTGGTTTCAGTGGTATTGCAACTCAGTACCGTGACAACCGAAAAGTCGGTCCTGCACAAATCATCGCGTCGGCAGACATTTATGTTTCTGATTTCGGTGAGATGAGCATCGTACCTAACCGGTTCTCCCGGGACCGTACTGCCAGCATTATCCAGCCGGATATGTGGGCAATGTCGTATCTGAGACCGTTCAGAAAAGAAAAACTTGCAAAGAACGGCGACTCTGATCGCATGATGTTAATCGCGGAATATGCTCTCGAGGCACGAAACGAGGCGAGTTCCGGTAAATTAGCAGACTTATCTGTTTAACGGTTTGAGGGGGTTGGGAGACCTTCCCCCTCTTCCTTTACGGGAGAAATTTTTTATGTATTGGAAAAACTTTATGTGGTTCATGGCCGGGTGGGGCGTGTCAGTAATATTTTATTCGTTATCGATATTTAAATAGGAAACAAAATGGAACACAACGATGAATCCGTACCGGAGTTTACCTTCCCGGTAAAACAACGGGCATTCTACGACGAGATTGAAGATAAATTAGTGGTCCAGAGTCAGCAGGATACGACCCCTATTTTAGAAAACAACAAGAGGGCCAGGAACGAGTTTGATGTCACCTATAACTCGGATATTAAACACGCTAATGGGTGGACCAAGGTCGCCGAGATCCCGAACATTGTGATCGATCAGTTAATGAGAGAGGGACGGTGGGGGGACAGGAAGGCCATGAAGAAATGGCTGAATGACCCGGACAATAAAATGTTCAGGACAACCAATACAAAACTCTAGGAGCCTCTATGCCGAAATACGGTGGAGAACATTTTGATTATACCCAAAAAGGTTTATCGGAATACAGGAAAGCTAAGAAAAAGGGTACGGTAAGAAAAAAGAAAAACAAAACTTCGAAAAAGAAACGGTAAGCAATGGCAATCACAACTTATTCAGAATTACAAACAGCAGTCCAGACCTGGAGTAAGAGACAGGACTTGGGGTCGTTGCTCCCCGACTTTATTCGTTTGGCCGAAACGAGGATCAACCGTAATTTGCGGATCCGTCTTATGGAAACCCGAGTCACGTCGAGTACGATTGCGTCTACCGGTTATTATGCGTTACCGGATAACTTTGTGCAGATGCGACATTTCAAGCTGGACACATCTCCAGTGACGGATCTGGAGTATTTGACACCGGAAAGAATGGACACGTTGTGGGCGGGGACTAACACCGGAAAACCAAAAGTATACACTACCATAGGAAGTGAAGTCCGGTTGGCCCCGACCCCTGACGCGGTCTATACCATGGAGATGGTCTACTACAAGAAATGGGATGCTCTTACCGATGCGTCCCCGACGAATACTTTGCTGACAAATAATCCAGACGTCCTACTTTATGGGGCTCTCATAGAGTTGAATTCCTATGTTGAAAATGACAAGGGCGTAATGAAGTGGACGTCACTCTTTAACGAAGCCATTACGGCAATGCAAACAGAAGATGACCGGGATCGGGCATCCGGGTCTGCTTTGAGAGCCGTAGGTGATCACTCGGTGGTTTGATATGGCCTGGACAATCGTATCTAACAACACAACGACATGGACGGATGCAACCGACCGGGCAACGACCTGGACAGTCGTATCGAGTAATTCAACAACCTGGAGTTAAGACATGAGTTTAGAAAGCGGAACCTATATCTCCGACCTGGTAACCACCAACCCCACCGGGGCTGACAACCGGAGCCAGGGGGACGATCATATACGACTGATTAAATCAACCATCAAAGCATCTTTCCCGGACGTGGACGATGCAGTGATGACAATTCACAATGGGGCAACGGCCCCTGCAAACAAGCAGACAGGAACAATATTTAGAGATACGGCTAACTCGCTATGGAAATTCTGGAATGGCTCTGCATGGATTACTCTTGCTATAGCCTTTAACACTTCTAATTCTGTAGATATAGACGCTGGAACGATAGACGGCACAACCATTAATGGTGGGACAATCGGGGTCACAACCCCAATCACAGATGCAAGAATAGATAATATAAAAATAGACGGTAATACGATCTCCTCTACCGATACGGACGGGAATGTAACGATTTCTCCAAACGGTTCTGGCAAGGTCGTGATTGATGGGACATCGTGGCCTAACACGACAGGATCGACTGACCAGTATCTTCAGTCCAATGGTTCGGGTGTATTGAGTTGGGTCGAGAACACAGCAGATGACTGGGCAACCAAGACGGATGGTATTGTTGACTCTACCGATTACTCATCTAAAGCCTATGCCATTGGTGGCACAGGTGTCACCGATACGGCTGGCAGGGGGTCTGCAAAAGAGTGGGCGACCTCTGCCGAGGATGACACGGTTGACGGTACGGAATATTCAGCGAAACATTACTCCATCAAAGCGAGTGCCAGTGCGACATCAAGTGCAAGCAGTGCAACCTCAAGTGCGAGTTCAAGCACAAGTGCGAGTTCGTCTGCCTCGACAGCCTCGACCAAAGCTACGGAAGCCAGTTCTTCAGCCGATGATGCCGAGGCTTCTGCTGGGGCCGTTGCGTTCAAGTTTACTTATGACAGCACAACAACAATGGCAAACCCGACAGGCACAGGGGGAGTCCGATTCAACAACGCAACCATCGCTTCAATTACCAATATTGCTTTTGATGCGGTAACTGCTGACACAGGTAATCCTGATATATCTCCACTTTTACTAAGTATTGATGACGGTTCTAATGATACCCACGAGGGTTATATTTTTATCCGCAAACGAGGTGATCTGGCAACGTACATTGCCTTCAACGTCACTGGCACAGTGGTCGATAACACCTCTTGGTTGCAAGTCCCAGTGACACATTCATCGAGTAGTGGAACGATCAGCAATGGTGATACGTTGTATATGTCGTTTGTTCGGTCAGGTAACGTGGGTGCGACAGGAGCCACAGGTGCGACAGGGGCAACGGGTGCAACAGGGGCACAAGGGCCAGCAGGCGATCCTGACAATGTTTTAACGACACAGGGGGACATACTTTATCGTGGTGCTTCTACCTCTGCAAGACTTGGTGCTGGCACATCAGGTTACTTCTTGAAAACTCAGGGTACGGGTGCTAACCCAGTGTGGGCAGAGGTTACAGGCGGAGGGCCGAGTCTCGGAGTTGATTCCATAATACGCACAAATTCGAAGTCAATTACTTCCTCGATAACATTTGCTGGCACTGAAAATGGCATGACGGCTGGCCCGATTTCTATCTCAGGATCAGGGGTGACTGTTACTGTAACGTCAGGATCAACTTGGACTATTGTGTAGTCCCATAATTATAAGGATATAAACAGATGAGTTCAGTTTTGAAGGTGTCCACGATTGACACACCAGATGGGACAGGGAATATTGTAGTGAACAGGCCGTTATCTGGATCGGGAGCAAGTCTTACCAGTTTACCAGCATCCCCAAGAAAGAACTTAATAATAAACGGTAATTTTGATGTTTGGCAAAGAGGAACTTCCTTTGCAGGAGTAACAGCGACAGGCTATCAAGCAGATAGATGGGAAGTGATTCCAGCTACAGGTTGCACTATGACTATAAGTAGGCAAGCGTTTACCGCTGGACAAACTGATGTGCCTAATGAGCCTTCTTATTTTTTAAGAGCAGATATAACTACTGCTGGTTCTGCTAATGCAGAAATTTCACAGAAGATAGAAGATGTAAGAACTTTCGCTGGTCAAACTATAATGGTTAGTTTTTATGCTAAATCAACTGCTGGCACACAAGGACTCAACTGTAGGATGCACCAAGATTTTGGGAGTGGTGGTTCTACTAGAGTAACTACTGGTGTTTCGGTAAAAACGCTTTCTAGTTCGTGGCAAAAATTTACATTTTCTGTAGCGTTAGGTTCTATCTCAGGCAAGACTATAGGAACTTCTTCATATCTAGCATTTAATTTTTATTGGGCAAATAATTCAACTTCAAATGATGTAGATTTAGCACAAGTGAAAGTAGAAAAAGGTTCATCCGCTACAGACTTTGAACCAAAAAGTTATGCGGAAGAATTAGTTTCATGTCAGAGATATTTTACCAGAAAAACCGAAGGAACAACTAGCCAAAGATTATGTATGGGTGAAAATGTAAGTGCAACAAGAAATGACCCAATTTTTACTTTCAATCCATCATTAAGGGCGGCTCCATCCTTATCTGTTAATACTGTGGGAGATTTTTTAATCTATTCTGCTAATACTACTTATGCCGCAACTGCGATAAATCCAGACCTTATGGGAACTCAAAGTTGCAATTTAATGGTGACAACAGGTGGAACAATGACAGCTGGAGCCGCTGGTCAGTTTGTTGTTAATTCCACAGGAGCAACACTAGACTTTAGTGCGGAGTTATAATTATGATTACTTCAGTAGTAAAAATTAAGAATGATGGAGTTTTAAGAAGTTATAAAATGACTTTATCCTCTGGTCAAATTTGGTTTGTACCATTGAATGACGAATCAAATACAGATTACCAAGAAATACTTAAATGGGTAGCAGAAGGAAATACGATAGAAGAAGGAGATGATTAATGCCACAATTAGATTTAGACGGAGCCAACTCAAAGATTTCTGCCGATAAAATTCAGGGGCAGTCAGGCACTACAGTCACCGTTCCCACAGGACATACAGTTGCAATCACGGATAGCGGTGGGCTTACTTTGGCTGGTACGGCTGTTAATGCAGGGGCGTTGGGGAAAGTTTTGCAAGTGGTTCATAGTAGTACAACAACAAATTACACTGTAAGTTCTAGTGATGCTGATGTTACCAATCATACTCTTTCTATTACACCAACGTCTGCAACCTCTACGATAATGCTATTTACGAGAACTCATTACTATTATTCAGCTAGTGATTCAGGCTGGTCAATTACATTAAGACGGACTGTGGGTGCAACCGACACTAACGTTCATTCAGATAGTACAGCTTATGCTTACTATGGTGAA